GGAGCCTCCAAACAGGTCATGCGCCCGCCCAACACGGTGAACGCCACCGGCAACTGTGCAATGAACGCGGGCTGCTTGGTAGAGTCAATCGAGGTGCTTGTGCTGCCAATGATGTCCCCAGCCGTACCCCCGTCATTCAAGCCCGTCAGGTCAAGAATGATCGTTGCCCGTTTGACGCCATCACTGTTTGTAAATGTGCCGTCGCAGATGGTTCCCGTGCCCAGCGTGATACCACCGCTCGGGGCCAGAAGCGTTGAGATGCTGTCCTGATACGCCAGAGCGCCCAGATACTGATTCAGCGGGATTTGGTTTGCCCCGGTGCCAACGTCCGCGCTGGTGACTGCAGGTCTTCCTTGCTCTTGAAGAGTCGTTGCATTGACTGTCCCGGCGTTAAGCTGCACAACGGACACATACGAAGCGTCCTGATATGCCATTGAACCAAGGTAGCCATTGACCGGGATGTCGTTTGGCCCGGTGCCTATGTCGTACTGACTAGCAAGAGCCCAATTCGCGCTGGCTACTGTTTCCTTGACCTGCCCCGTACCCTTTGCAGCAACAACCAAGTCAATGTTGGTATCGCCGCCCGACGCAGTGAACGTAGGAGCACTTCCCGCTGCAGCATTCGCCAACGTCACCTCATTGACCGCCGAGGCCGTGGCGGTGAACAAGAACAACTCGTTCCCGTTGGTGTCGTTGATGCCGGTGACGATGCGCGGTGAGGTGAAGACGTTTGTGCCAGTAAATGTCTGACCGGTGTCTGTCCGAGCGATGGTTGCGCTCGTAGACGGAAACGTCATGGTGGTGGCGTCCGTGCCAGACAGCGTAAGGCTGTTATTTACCGTCAGCGTCTTGCCATTGGCAATAGTCAGAGTGGCCGAGGTAGCAGGAGCAGTGATTGCTACTTTGTTGATGGACGTTGCAGAAGCTACTCCCAACGTGGGAGTTACCAGCGTGGGAGAGCTGGCAAACACCAGAGCGCCGCTGCCGGTCTCGTCAGTAACGGCTGTCGCCAAATTTGCGGACGATGGGGTAGCCAAGAACGTAGCCACACCAGTGCCGAGACCCGAGATACCCGTAGATACAGGCAACCCCGTAGCGTTGGTCAACGTACCCGACGAAGGCGTACCCAAAGCCCCGCCATTCACCACAAAAGCCCCAGCAGAGCCTACGTTGACCGCCAAAGCCGTTGCAACACTTGTCCCCAACCCAGAGACACCTGTGCCAATTGGCAGACCAGTTGCGTTGGTCAACGTGACCGAGGTGGGTGTGCCGAGAATTGGCGTGACAAGAGTAGGACTGGTGGACAGCACATTGCTGCCCGTTCCTGTGCTGGTTGTGACGCCCGTGCCACCGTTGGCTACGGCCAACGTACCAGCAAGCGTTACCGCACCAGAAGTCGCCGTGCTGGGTGTGAGACCCGTGGTGCCTGCGCTGAAGGTGGTGACGCCAATAGAAGACAACGATGTCCACTGCGGTGCTGTGCCAGTAGATGTCAGCACTTGACCATTAGTACCAATCCCCAGCTTTGACAAAGCAGTGGCACCCGTCGCGTACACCAAATCCCCGACGGCATAAGTGGATTGCCCTGTGCCCCCGTTAGCTGCAGGCAGCGTACCCGTCACACCCGTAGTAAGCGGCAGACCAGTTGCGTTTGTCAGCGTGACCGAGGTGGGTGTGCCAAGGATCGGCGTCACCAGCGTGGGGCTGGTAGACATCACTACGTTGCCCGTACCCGTAATAGGGTTGGAAACTAACGCCTTGCTACCGTTAGTGAAAACAGCTTGCGAAGCCGTGAGTGCGGACAAAACAGGCGCTGCCGAGAAAGAAGCTACACCTGTTACGTCAGCCAGCGTCATTGACGCGGTGCCATCCTTAGCTTTGACGTTTGTGACTTCAAGATTTGTCAGATCAAGAGTGGTCGCATTTACTGACCCTGCATTGACCGCCCCAGAAACGGTCAAATCTGTTCCGTTGAACGTGAAATTCGCACTGTCTTGCAGAAGTCCGGCAAGCCCAGCATAGGTCACACGCCCTGGCGTCAAAGAAGACAGCGTAAGTGAAGCCACGCTGTTAAACGTCTCTACCACGTTGGTACCGTCACAGTACAGGAATTTGTACTGGCCCGCTGGAACAGCGATACCTGTGCCGCCAGAGGTCTTCAACGTCAGCGCATAACCACCTGTGGTGTCGTTGCGGAACACATAAAACTTGCTGACCGCAGGGCAGATGACATTCTTGGCCTCACCCGGAGTACCCGTTGCCACAATGAACATCTTGCGGGCTTCGTCCGCCGTACCACTGTTGTTGCTCAGCGTGTACGCAACACCTGCTCCGCCCCAGGTAGAGATAGTCGCAGTACCTGCTACCGCCGCATCCAAAAGCTCGGTAATGCCTGTATTAACGGTATTGCCCCACTGCCCACTCAATTCGCCCGTAGCAGGCAACGTCAAACGTAGCGATGTGGTGTATGACGATGGCATGTTTTACCTCAAGCAAATCGAATAACTGCCGTGGTGGCAGAAGCAGCCGGAAGCTGTACCGTGAAATTTGGACCGGCAGTTTTGTCAGAACCGAAGTCCAGCACCGCTATCGCACGGTCGGCTTTGGTGGAGTTGTAGATCAACGCCCCACGCGCAACAAAACTAGACCCAGGCCAAGCCGGGTTGTCGAACGTCGCATACGCCGTGGTGCCAGAAAGAAGCACTTGGACATTGGTCAGGATCTCGCCCCCAGCGCTGTAGCCTGTGCCAGACGTTTCGCCCGTGAGGGTGTAGGCCGTGGTGTCTGCACCAAGAGAAGCGGCGCTCGTATAGAGCGCCATCTTCAGGACATCGGTATCCAGATCATGGATACCCAGCCATGACTCCTGTTTGAACGAAGAGCACAGCGTTTGTACCAGAGCCATTTAGATCACCTTCGTTCTCACCTGCCCCGAGCGGTAACTGTCTTGTCGGTCTTTCCCATCGCCCAGGTTCTTCAACAGCGTCAGTGACTGCACGTACTCTTTGTCCATCAGTGCAACGATGTCCTGCTCCTGCTTCATGAACCGGGCAGCTTCCAACATCACCGCATTGAACAGCACCGAGTCAAAGTTATTACCCAACCATGTGGTCGATGCAGTGACGATGCTCTCCGGGTAGTAGAAGTAGTTCAGTTCCGCCGTCAGCGCAGCGTTGGGCGTGGGGCCAAGCAGGAAAGACTGCACCAGCGGAGTGCCGGTCTGCGTCCCGTACAGCGCGTAGTACTGCGGCGTCCCCGTTGTGGTTGAACTCGGGAAAGCCTCCCGCATGAAGTTCACATCCTTGTTCAGCAGGTAGCTGAACGTAGTGCCCGATGTAACCCCAAAGGAAAACGCAGACAGAAAGTCTGTCGGCACTACAAGCAACGGATTACCGATGGTCAGCGTGAGGTTTGATGTCTTCCGCAAATTGGGAAGCTGCACCGAGTTGTAGATGCGCTGCTCTGCCAGCTTCGTCATTGTGGCGAAGTCTGTCGCCGAGAAAGTGTTCTCGGTGTAATCCTCAACGGCAGTCTGCAACTCGGTGTAGTTCAAGTTTCACCTCACGCCATCGGCCCGCGAGACATGAACCCGCGAGTAGCAGCACCAGATCCCCGCTGCTTGATCCCGGAGGTCTTCGGCCCCGGAGCGGACTCTTTGGAGATGCTGCCCACCACCATGCACAGGTCACGCGGATTGACAGGGCCTTGCGGGTATGCCTGCTTGGCAGGCGGCAGTTTTGTGATCTTGCTCATGGCTCACCCCGTCTTCTGGTTGGCAGCGCGGGACAGATTCTTGCCCAAGCGCATACGGTCCTCAGAGGTGGGACCGCCCTTCTTGAGGGCTTTCCCGCCCTTGGCGAGCTTGGTCATCGGCTTGCCGGGGTGCATCGCACGTTCGTGCTTGTGAACATCTTTCATCATCGCTCCTTAGGTCGTGCTGACCGTGACTGTACCAACATATCCCTGCCCGACCAAGCTATTTGGCGTCAGGGGCGCATCAAAACCACTGGACCCACCTATCGGTGCCCAGCCCCACTCAATCACCCGGCTACCCCCACCGAACGAGCCCGTAGCAGTCACACCAGACGAGTACCAAGTGTTCGTGTCAGGCCGAGGATCGCGCAGAGCCTGGGGGTCCGAGACCGGGAAACTGCCTAGCAGTAATTGTGGTTGATCTGGGGTCCAGCATTGGGGACACGCTTTAATCTGTGTTTGCTTGGTTTTGACTACGAGATTCTTTAGCTTCTTGAGGTCAAAACGGAAAGAACAGACATCGCAATATCCGAATGCCTTTGCGCCGTTTGCAAAGCGGTTGCTCATGATATGAATTGTTGGCGAGGCACGAACCGCACCGCTGCCTTCTCACGGTCCTCAGTGGATGCAAGATCCCAGTCCTCATCATATTGCGCCTTTAGCACCTGCATCCGCTCCATCGCACCGGGGATCTTCATAGACAGGTAATACGCCAGTCCTGACACCAAAGCGGGGATGAACCTAAACGGTACATCTTGTGTGTACGTCCCGCCTGCACCAGCGTCCTGAATTCTGCGAAGCCGCCAGTAGACGAGCGTGTACGTCTGAGAATTGTCAGGCGTGGGCCACACCGTGAACTGCGGCGCTGCTGCTTGGCGGTTGATCCAAATTTGGATTGGCCTTGCAGACTGGAGCTTGTTTGGGATGGATGAGTAGGTAGAAACTGAGATGCGCGTGATTGTCAAGTCCGTCTGCGTGGAGACGTTACCCGCGCCTGTGCGAATCACATGCTCAATCAGATCCACCGTATCGGCGGGCAGCGTGTAGGTGTTTGTGCCAGGAGTCAGGACTTGGGAGCCTTGTTCCACGCACCACATGTTTATGCCGCGATTCGACCAATCTGCGAACAGCAGATTTAGGCTACGCCGTGCAGTCTTCAGGTCATAGCCCGTGCGCAACTCAGCACCACAGCGCTCAAAGGCTTCCTCGACGCACTCATTGAGGTCGAGATTAAACGTAGCGGTGCCGGATGTGGTCATGGCTTACTTTGCTGTCAGCGCAGAACGCTTGAAGGCTTTGGCAGTAGGAGCGCCGGGAGAACCCGGCTTGCGCATGGTTTCACCCGATCCAGCGGCAATCCGCTTGCGCTTGGCGTTGATGTTGGCATAGAGCCCGA